ATTGTGAGAATTAGTCGCTTACCCATGCGTAAGTCACTCCAGATGATGCCACGTTTCCTTTAAGTAAGTTTCATCACCCGTATTTCAATCTCTTCACTGATTCGCTGTAGCAGTTCGATCAGTTCCGGGAGTGTCAGGCGGGAGATTTGCTCATCAGTCATAAGGTTCACCAACAATTTCCTCATACTCTGCCGCCGTGATCCAGTTTCTTCTCACAGCGTTCTTAACGGCTTTCTTTTTCCACTCGCCAGAATCGTAGTAGCCTTTGACAAGTTCAAATCTTTCAGAATGTTCATTCATCTTCTTCGTCCTCCTCTCCCGGGTCTTCCAAAATGCCCATCATGATGTTGTAGTCCTGTACTGCCTTAACATGACTCGCCGTCTCTTTGGTCTGTGCGGCTTCCTGATCCTTGCGTTTCCGGGCAATTTCGCCCTTCCTGATTACAATCGACATTTGAACCACCTCCAAATAATTTGTTGTAGTATCTGTCCGTTTTCATTAAATCAGACCGTGAACCCTTTCTCAGACATTCCCTCGCGCCTCTATAATGATCGTTGATACGTTCGATCGGAATACCCTTCTCAGCCATGCGCTTCAGCTTCTTTCGTTCCCGCCTTACCTTTTCGGGCAGACGCTTCATTGTTACTCTGCCTGATGGGTGTCTGAGAAATGTAAAGCCAAGAAATCGAATCGGCCTTTTGATTGGCTGTGCGTATGTTTTCTTTTTAGATACGCTAAGTTTCAATCTTGCCGCTTCTTGCTTTGTAATTCTCAGAAATTCCTTACATTCTTCTTTGCTTCCAACCATAATCAAATCATCCTGATATCTCACATATGTGCCATGATCAAGCATATGGTCAAGCCGATTAAGAAAACTTGTTGCCGACAGTTGGTAGACCTCACTTCCGAGATCGAGTCCAACGCTTCTCCTTGTGTTTCGCACTGTCTGTTTAAAATATGACATCGCCCAAGGGTCAACGATATACTCGCCCATCTCCTGATAAAGCATCTCGTGGTCGATACTTGCAAAATAGCTTTGCATATCAACCTTGAAACACCAATCGTCAGGACTGGCATTCCGCAGAATTTCTTTGAAGATCCTTCTGGCTTCGTCCACACCTCTCCCCTTGACGCAAGCGCAATTCGAATGCGTCAGATTCGGAATAACTGTCGGATAGAAATAATTGGTTACAAAACTCGCTTGCGGCACTCGATCGCGATATTTTGACGATACGGTTAGCCTGTATTTTGGTTCGAATACTTCGTGTTTCTCGCCCTTTTCGGGGCGGTATGTGCCTTTGTATAATTCCTCGCTGAGTTGATAGCATTTGCTCATCTTTAGCATATGGAATCGCGAGACACTGTTCTTATAGCCAACCCTCCTGTGAGTACGGTCTTCACTTCGCAGGAGAGCATTAAAGCCGCACACGGCATCTTGTGCCGTGGCTTGCATTTGTCCGTAGACGGGATGCGCGTTCCTTTCAAAATCAATTTCTGGCACGGGCTTTCACTCCTTAGAGATACTAACATCAGGCCATGTACGATATCGAAGTTGGAATCCCGAGCGTAGTAGTTGCCGTTGTTCGCGTTGCTGTTATTGCCGGAGCCCGTAGACGTAACGTACCTGCTGTGATACGCGATGCCAGAGTGACTGGAGTGGCTAAGAGTACGGCCGCCACGCCACCACTAAGCCTCAAACAACGCACACCCCCCCCCAAAAAAGCTATGTTTCAAGCTGCTTTGACGCTTTCAAATCCGATTCTCGCCATGCCGTCAGCAAGTCACGGGTTTCAGTTATTAAGGCCATCATGTATCTGGATGTACTTTCTGCGAACTCCCTGTCGTAATGAAGTATACGGAATATATGTTCAAGTCGGAACGTTAATCGTTTGGCGTGATCCTGAAGTCTTATTCTGTCTTTGTAATTCTGTTTTCTTGTTTCGGGATCAAGGTTCTTTCCAACATAGATCATATTCGCCTCAAGAATATCAGCACCCATCTCAACTACCGCTTCCATCATCATGCGTCCGAGACCTATATTTCGCTTTGGTATGTGATGGGTGTTGACATTCTTATCTTTCGGCTTACATACGCTCAGTACATGATCGCCTAATTTTAAACATTTGTTATAAACGTCCAGTTCAACCCTTGTCGGGTCTCTCTGGTCTACACGTTGTGACATATGTTCCCTTCACACGGGGCTAACGCCCCGCGATTTATTGATTTGTCGATTTTCCAATGATGAAAGCCCGAGCGTAGTAGTAGCCGCCGCCCGCGTAGCTGTAATTGCCGGAGCCCGTAGACGTAACGTACCTGCTGTGACACGCGACGCCAGAGTGACTGGAGTGGCTCCATCTGTACGAATTGACGGTACCGCCAGCCTTGTTCGTTTTCGCCCGCGCCGCAACATCGCCATTTGTGAGGGTGTTGTTTGTATACTCACTGTAAAGCTGAGTCGCGTTGCCCTCATTCAACTGAATGTTGAAGGACATTTCCTTCATGGACAACAGGAAGACTTTCTGATCATGCTCATATGTCTTGCCTTGCTGATATGTGTCTGTGAACACATAGTACCCATCAACGCTCGTCCCGGCAGTCGGTTGAGGATCGAGAGCGGTATACTCATAATCTCCCCGTTCTCCAGTACGCTCATAATATGTCGGAGGGTTGGAACTCGGTGCGTTACCAGTTGCAATCGCATACGCTCCCACCTGTGCGGTGTTTCCATATCCAGCTTCCCATCTGACAGATGCGTACTGAATAAGTGCCTTAACCCTCGGGTCGATGCCCCACAGCCCACCTTTTTCAAGATTGTACGCTGACGGAATATCGAGCGGATATGTAGGTGTAACAGACGCCTTTACGCCACTGTCATCATTGATCCATTCAGACAGGTTGCTCAGAGGCCACACATTGTTACCGAAAACAGCTTTGTCAAAAACACCATTGCTGATATAGACAACAGGATCATCCGCATCGGTGTTCAGAGCGGACAGTTCTGTGTAAGAAACGCCACTTGCGGGCTCATATGCGATTGACACAGCCCCGGAGGCATTTGTTCTCGTTCCGTAAACAGTCGGTGTCAGACCGGCAATGACATATACGCCTGTCTTCGTGACGTTGTCCGCATTCGTGATCGTTTGATTTGCTGTATATCCGTTCGATCTCGCCTGAACCATCGTTTCCCCGGCAGTAATTGCCGTTGTTACAGACAGGTACATATCAATGTTAAAGCCAGACCTGTAACAATAATTTCTCAGGTGGTAATTGCCAACGGGGATAGTCTTTCCGGGATACACCGCAAACAAAGCTTCATATGTGTCGTAGGCTTTCGTATTCGGTGCGTATGTTTCTTCAAGACACCAGTTATGCGTCACATCACTGTCTGATGCTTTGACAGTATCATAAGAAACGAAGGTATGCGGCACTTTGTCAACGGTGGTCTTGATATTCATGACCTCGCCCGCTGTCGGAGTGTCAGAGACAGACAGCCCAAAGGTTGCAAGACTGATGGTTTCCTCATTGTATGTCCAGTTTGTACCGTCATACACGAACAGATAATCTTTTGCCTCTGCTTCGCCAACTGCATTGATAAAGGCGTCCATATCCGTACAGGTGACGGTCAGGCCGCTTGTAGTCGTTCCGAGTACGGTCTTAATCCAGTTGATGTCAATGATATCGCCGGGATTGATTAAGTCTCCAGATGTCCCGGCAAGGATCATGTCGCCAAGAACATCCCAGTTTGCGAGAACAGACTTACCGCCAAGTTCATCAATCTCGGATTGTAATGTATCAATCTGCGACTGTACTGCCAGACCATTCGCCTGTGCAGTTGCCATTGTCAGCAACATCGCGCTCGAATATGATCCTTCAGCATACCGCCCGGACACCAGATCAAACACTTTGTATACGCCCTCAGTCGTGTCGATGTAAATGGTACACAGGTACATCATGACTCCGAGCGCAGACATATCAAAGAACACATGGTCTCCTGCGGTATTAACGGTGTTCAGAATCGTTGCGATGTCTCCAAGGGTAGTGCCGACACTGGTGATTTTGATGATGCGACACAGATCATCATACTTACTTAATGCCTCCTTTAAGTCAGTTAGCTCTTCGCCTATCCGCACGGCTTCCCACTTCGTTGCATCCCAGTTGCCAATGTCGCCAGTGCTTCCGCCCGTCACAGGAGAGATACACCGATACAGATACTGCCCATGCGTGCAATACTCACCGACGGCATAATTCCTCGTGTGATCATATTTTGAAGCCGCGATCCGGACACGCTGATTAATATCGGTTCCAAGTTTCGCTTCTGCCCAATTTGCCGCGATCCATGAGCCGTCACCCCATACGGATGTACAGTCGGCGACCCTTCTGTACAGCTTGAAATCATGTAAAACATAATCGCCGGCAAAGTACTGCTGCGAAGTACTAAATGCAGCCGCAATGCCCTTCAGGCCGTCGCCGGTAACCTTTGCGTCGGCTGCCTTGTCTGTGATCGTGAGCGTCGGATCAATAGCCTGAGCGATATATTCTTCCGCTTCCTGTGCAGCTGCTTCGATTGCGGCTTCTGCTTCCGTTACCGTAGAGGCGATCGTCTCCTGTGCCTGCGCAACAGCCTTGTCGAAGATATTCATCTCCGTATCGGACTGTACAGCCTCAATACCACGGAACACTTTCACAAGCAGGATGAAGTCGAAGCTGGTGACAACTTCCTCATCGACCAGGATACGAACCTGACCATAATTTTCCCCTACTTCGATGATGCTCTGGGCCGTCAGCTCGACGAACACATTATTCCCGGAGATGGTCGCCTCGTTGTATACGGCCTCGCCTGACGGCTTCTGCACGTAATACGTCGCATCAGCTCCTGCCGGGATCGTGAAGTCATTCAGCTCGAACTGGATCACTCGCCCGGTATCGCCCTGCACCGCCGGGATGATCGGAGGTACAGACAAATTGGAAAAATTGATTTTTGATTTCGTTGTGATCATTGGTTACCTCCGTCAAGAAATCTTTGTGACTCTCATTTTGATGGTCGATGTTGCGCTCTGGCTGGTTGTGTGCGCAGTAAATGAGCATATGATCTTTTGCGAGTCGCCTTCATAAAAGACTGCAATGCCTGACATATTTGCCGTGAGCACATCTTTCACATCTCCAAAGGGTATGAGGCTTTCCTGCGTACGAAGCCCTGCGTCGATCGATGCTGCCTGGCTTGTCCTGTCAAGTGCGACCTGCGCTTCCACATAATAGATGCCGGGATCAACAGTAACCTCCAAGCGCTGCACCGGAAGTACACCGCCGCTTGATCCGGGATATGTAAGCGTCTTTTCATATTGCTTTGTGTCGCCCGTTGCCAGCTCGACAAGATCCGTCAGCGCCGGCGTCACGCCCGTGAGCGTTACCTTGTACATCGGGAAGTCTGCCACCAGATCCCCGGCGAGCACATCACCGTCTTCAGCATCCGGAGCCGTCGGTGTACTTGCGGATGGCGTACCTTTGATCACATACCAGTCAACGCTTTCTACGCCGCTGTTCGCATCCTTTGTATAGCGTGCGCAGATCAGATCAATCCGGTTGTATCCAACCACGCCGGCGTCGATGTTCACGGTGTCGACCGTTCCCGGAGCGACTCGGAAGTGGACGCCCTGAAGCATCCCTTCACCATCGCCGATCGTGATGGTCGTCGCATCTATCAGTTCCGCCGCAAACTTGCTGCCAATGTTCAGGATGCTGTTCCCGGCGCCGAATATGCCCTGATGGAATCCCTGATCGTCATTGCTCGACACATGAGGCGTGCCTGTGTATCCAGTTACAATTTTCATGCTTTACCCCTCGATTCTATATTCGACGGACATCTTACCGCCTTCAACCTTCAAGGTTTTTCCGATTATAGGTTTCTTGACGACGGCTCCGGTGATGTAGTCGCGCCCCGTGATAATGTCGCCGACCTCAAGATTAAACTCTGTCACATCTTTCAGGCTCGCGTCGAATGTTTTTTTGGACATTACTTCCTGCAAGCGCTGTGTTCCGAATTTAATCAGCTCGTTCGCATCCTGAGCTGACGAATAATCAAATATATCAACGACCTCTTCCGTTCCGATCAGCGTCTGTGTCTGGCTGATGTTCCCGTCCTTATCGGCATACAGATGACGGACCATCCGCTGAGCGAGCTCTCCGGAGCCCAGACAGATCAGATGATTGACGCCCATGCGATTGTCTTCCGCTGCGAAATACAGATTGCCGTCCTGAGACAATTCGTCGTTGTACGTTGTGATCGGCACGGCTTGAACTTGCGTGTATCCACTATCTTGCGTCTGGATGTATTTGAAGTCGAACCGATAACCGTAAGCCGTTAGCATATCCGTCAGACCGGACAGCACTGTGATGTATCGGTTGAACTGATAGCTCGACACGCTCCGACCGGATGACTTTGACGGAACAACAAGCCCCGGAACATTGATCAAATTGTTCAGGATGGTATTGAAGTCACCGCTGGCAATGTAATAATCCTGCCCTGTTGGCGGAACGATGATCCGCTTGCCCAGGTATCCGCGCCACGTATATCCGCAGATCCGGATCTCGTCCGTATTGGTCGCGCTGATCACCTTCCCGATTATGCCACCGTACTCCGTGCCGGGGATATATATCCGTTTGCCGAATGTCAGATCCCCGGTCCACGCCGCCAGCGGTATGCGGATCTCGAAGTCGTTCGTGTCGCCGATGTTCAGGTCAATGTCCTCAACAATGACACGTTCTTCGCGTCCGTTAGCGTCTGCAAGGATCAGATCCATAACGGTTCACTCCTCTCCTCGTAGATGGTCAGGTCGCAATCGAACGATCCGCTCCACATGACCACATGGTTCCCGGACGGGATCTTCTCGAACATGGACCGCTCGCCCTTGATCCGGTCGTTGAAGATGTTCTTCGCGATGTCACCGGAATACTTCACGACGGTCTTGGTCCGTGAGTCGATCACGACATATTCCGAGGCTCCGATCCGTCCGACCACGCCGATCTGGGCGTCACCGATCACGATAACCGGATCAATCACAGGCCCCCGGATGACCATCTTATAATCCGCATCGCCCTGTCCGGGATTGTCTGCCATCACAAATCCGCTCAGATGTGCCTGATAGTCGTACAGATAGCCGTGCGGATAATCTAACCACGGATATGCGTCAGGATTGTCCGCCGGATCTGGAATGATCTGCAGGCGGTATTCATGCGGACGCACCCAGAACGGATTGAAGCAGTACACGCTGATCTCGTTCTTTGTGTCGTCATCCACATCCGGGTATGTTGTCGAGAACGTGATATAGCACTCGATCTGTGAGTCTCCGTGTGTCAGCTTGCCCGGCGTCATCGTCCTGATGTCATGGTCAAACGCTTCATGCAGCGCATTGAGCTGCATTTTGCGGTCCTCATGCGATCCGAAGATGGACAGCAGCATCGTATACGAGACGGCAGCCTTCTCGAAGCCGTATACCTTCTCGCCATACTTCTGCGGAACGGACATCGGCGTCCATTCGTAATCATGGAGATTTGCCGTCCTTGTCCGGATCTTGCCGACCTTCAGGTCGAATGTGTTCCCGTTAGATGATTCGTAAAATAAAATCATGCGAACTGCACCCCCATGTCACGCATAATCCGACCGGCTTCACGGTTGTTCCAGTAGATCCGCACGTTCGCGCTTTCCATGCCCTTCGCAGCTCCGGAAGCAACAGCCGCATATAATGCTTGCGTATCAATGCCGACGCTGATGTTCTGGGCCTGCGGATTTGTATAACCCATTGAAACAGTAGGCGATACACCAAGGATCTGACCGGTCTGCTTGTAGAGGCTGATCGCCCGGCCCCGGTTACCCTCCAGCGGAATGACTGCCTCAGCTTTATTGCCTTCAGCGAGCCATGACAGCGTCTGGTTTCGGATGATTCCGCCGGTGTCGTTGTGTTCCACGCCTCCCGATGTTTTCGTCTTGATCCACGAGATGATCGGATTATTATTAAACAGGTTCTGGATCGCGTTCTTCGCCTTCTGAGCGGCTTCTGTGGCATTGGTGATTGTCATCGTGCCGCTGATGTTCTGGAGATTTGCCTCGGCTGTTTTTTCGGCTGCTGAGGCGGCTGCCGGTACTCCAAGAAGCCTGTCCATACGACCGTTAATTCTGTCGAGGCGGCTCTGCATAGTGTTTTTTGCCGTATCCGTCGTTGACTTCGGCACATCGATCTTCTTAACTTCCGGATGCAGGTTCATGCCGTTGATGGCTGCCTTTGTCTCCGTCGTTGCCGTATTGGTTGCCGTCCGTGCGCTGCTCGGCAGAATAGACCATGCGGACACGTAGCTTGCCCCGATGGACTTCGCATCACTCTTTGTCGCCGTTACAACACCGGTGCTGACCTTCTTGGTTGTGTCTGCCTGAGTTTTGATATTCTTTCCGAGATCCTGCACGACGGACGTGCCGATCTTCTTGAAGTTGCCGATCCACGCTTTCGCCATGACCTGACCTTTGGTCTTGAAGTCGTTGGCGATGTACGTGGTATTGGCAGCGTAATCATTCTTCAGACCTTCCATCGTATCGAAGCCGCCGACGATCTCGTTGAACGTATCTTTGTCGTTCTCCATCGCATCGACGAGCGCCTGAACCTCTCCGGCTGCCCCGATGCCCATCTCAGACACGGCCTGCACGAACGCTTTGAAGTTCGGATCATTGGAGTCGACCGCCGCCTTCGTCAGCTTAGCCATGTTCGAATTGTAGTTCGTCATGCCGGTGATCTGGCTGTTCAGGTTCTCCAGCATCTTCGCCGCCGTGATTTCCATGTCCTGCGACCATTCGTCGAACAGTCCGATCTGACCGTCGATCGAGTCACGGGCCGCCTTGTACGTCTCGTCGTACTTGTTGGAAATCTCATTCGTGGATCTGACGAAGTCCTTCGCCGCTTCTGCGACGGATGACGCGAATCCCTCGATCGCGCCGGATGCCTTCTGCGTCTCCTTGGAATAGTCCTCGGCAGCGTCGGATGCTTCTTCGTAGGCGCCTGTGATCTCTTCCGTCGAGCTGACCGCCGTCTCCTGCTCTTCGTCAAGACCGGCGATCTCCGTGGAAAGCTCCTCAGCTGCCGCCTGATAGTCTTTAATTGTTCCTTCGGCGGTATCGTATGCTGCCTGTGCTGCCTCGGTCTTTTCCGTCAAGTCAGCGTGCTGTTTGCGCGCTTCCTCGAGTGCGATGTTCGCCTGTCTGGTTGCGTAGCCTTCAGCGCCGGTGCTGTCGCCCATTTCGAGCGCAGCAGCTGCGTCCTTCTTTCTGGCTTCCTCAACTTCGCCCTCCAGACGTGCGATGTCTTTCAGGTTCTGCTGTTCGGCATCCTGCGCCTTCTTAAGCGCAAGGCTCGCTTCTGCGAGATTGGTATACCCTTCCTCAGCCGCTTTCGTGTATGCCGCAATGAGCGCCATCTTGGACGCATTTTTGACGTAGTTCTTTATCTCGCCGGTGCTCTTGCTGAGCGCTCCAGTGGACTTGTCGATGGACAGCTTCAGCTCCGGATACATCGTATTGAGCTGTTTGACGATGCCTTCCATCTCAGCCTGCTCTTCGGCTGTCAGGCTCGACTGCTTCTCAAGCTCTTCCAGACGTGCGACAAGCTCTCCGGCGACTTCTTCCTGAGCGAAGATTGCGTCGATCGCGGACTGTGATGCCTGCGCATCCGTTTCCAATTTGCTGATCGCTGAATCCAGGTCACCGGTAGCTGTTTTTGTCCGAGAAATAACATCCTGAAGCGTCTCATTGTTCTTCTTGACGGCGCTTTCGTATGCCGTAATCGAACCGGCGACCGTACCGATCGCAGCGGCAGCGATGCCAACATACAGACCGCCCATCTGGAACGCTGAGAGCTCAGTAGCTCCGGATGCAAGCTCGCTGATCTTGGTGACGGCTTCACCGGCTTTGGTCACCAGTCTGCCGATCGCTTTAATCGCAGGGCCGGTAACAGCAAACGCTTCGACGATGCCAACGACGGCTCTCTGTTTATCTTCATCGAGCTCAATAAACTTCTGACCGACTTCTTTGACCTTCTCACCGAACTCAACGATCAGCGGAGCGGCTGCCGTCAAAAGTGTCTCACCGACCTCAGACCCCACACGCTTCACATTGTTCAGGGCGATCTTGAACTGATCAGGAGCATCGAGCGTGTTCTCAAAGGTTTGCTCAACATTTCCGAGATATGTTTCTGCGTCCGTCGACAGGTCCTCGAACGACAATGAACCCTGCTTACACGCTTCATAAATCGCCGGGCCTGCCTTCTTACCGAACAGTTCGATCGCAGCCGTCAGTTTTTCCTGATCGGACTTCGTGCTGTTCATCACGCCTTGAAACTCAGCGAGCGCTTCCGGCAGGCTCTTGCCGTCTTCTCCGGCATTGATCAGTGTCTTCGACAGACCGGACATGACCGTCTCGGTACTGGCGCCGGAAGTCTCGACCTGACCGAGGAACCCGGCAGCGTCATACGCATCAAGACCCATCTGTTGGAGAGCCGCAGCGTTCTTCACCATCGAGCTCTCGAGCGTAGCCATGTCGATGCCGGTATCCTGCCCGGTCTTGTTCAGAACGTCCAGAATCTTTCCGGCGTCTTTGGTTTCGACGCCAAAGGCAGCCATGACCTTCTGCACACCATCAACAGATGACTTGACATCCGTGTCATTCAGGTCGGCGAACTTGATGAACTTGCCGGACAGCTCTTCCAGTTCCGTCCCGGTCAGCCCGAATTTTGTATTGACCTCACCGATTGCCGTCCCGGCTTCCGCGAATGTTGTCGGGATTGACGTTGCGACGTTGTTCATCGAGTCCTGAAGCCCGGCGAGTGCCTCGCCTGTTGCCCCAGTCATTTTGACGATCGTATCTTTGCCTTCGTCAACTTCCTTCCATGCCGCAATGGACGCCGCACCGACTGCCACGATCGGAGCCGTGACGTATTTCGTCATTGTCGACCCGACGGACTGCATCTTCTTGCCGGCGTCCTGCATGGACTGACCGACCTGCTTCATCGAGCGCGGAATCTTGTCGAGGTTCTTTTTGAGCCCGTTCAGCTCCGTCTTCGCATTGCTGACGGCCTGCTTCCACTTGTTCGTCTCGGTGGCGTTTTCGCCGTACTTATCTTTCGCCGCCGCAAGTCCCTTTTCGAGCTCTTCGACGGTCTTTTCCTGATTCGCTATCTGCTTTTCGAGAAGTTCGCCTTTTTTGCGGTTCTTCTCCATTGCAGACGTATTATCATCAAAGGACGATTCAAGCTCTCGCATTTCTGCAGAAAAAGTCTTCTGCTGGGTGATCAGCTCGTTTATCTGCTTTCGATATTCTTTTTCTCCGTCAATGCCGATTTTTGGCCCGATATTTACAGCCATCTGATCACCTCAAATTCAAGAACTCGTCAAACGTCCATATCTTCTTTTTCTTTGGTTTAGCGCCGTGCGAGATGGACAGACAGGCGAGGAGATCCATGAACTCACCGTATCGGCTGTTCATTGTCTCCTGCCTGCTCATGTTCATCTGGTGCCCGTAAAAGATGAACCACGACCTATTCAGATCTATTTGCTGGTTCCCTTTTGTTTTTTTTCCACGGCTTCGACCGTGCGCTCAGTGCCTTCTTTTTCGGCCTTCTCCATCTCTGCCGACAGGATGACCATATCGGCCCCAGGAAGCGCCCGAAGCTCCTCGATTGTCAGGGTATCGTCGATGCCGTGAGCTTCGTTGTAAGCCTTTGCCATAAAAACAGCCTTGTGCAGTTTTGCCGTTGCGGTCGATACATCCGGATTAGCGACAACATAATCCGAGATGTCGCAATAACTGCCGACCGTAAAAGCAAAGTGGACTTCTCTACCGTTGATTATCATGTCTCCTCCCTTTGATCATCAGGTCGTGATGCTGAAGAACGTCTTGATGGACGCTTCAGCGAGCGCTTCCGTCGTCACTACGCTGCCGACATATTTCCAGTTGCGGTTGTCGTCGTCCGCACGGAAGATCCGAGCCGTCAGCTCCTGAGTCTGCCAGTCAATGTTTTCTTCCTGAGTAGCTGCCTCGGTACCCGGGAGTGAGAACATCGTCTTCGGAAGGATGACCGCCTGATAGCCGACCGCGCCTTCACTCTGTCTGCGGACTACGAAGCCGATGCCGCAATACGGCACGACCATGTCATCGCCGTAAGCGGTAAATCCGTCAGAGCCTGCCGCTGGAAGTCCGAAGATCAGCCTTTCAGCTGCCGGGAAAAGTCCGTCGACCGTGAGAGATACTTCGCCACCGGTGAACACGCCTGCTTCACGCTCTGCGACGATGTTGTCCGCGTAAAAATTGTTATCATCTGCCGTCTCCGGAGACACACTCACAGACACGCCACGAGCAAGTTTCTGCCCGGAAGTGTAAGTGATGGTGGTTCCAGAGGTGGAATAAACTGCCACATACGGCAGGGAAAAACCAGTTGTTACCTGTCCTGCTGCTGCCATGCTTTTGCTCCTTTCAGGACATAATGTCCTTTATCTTTTCATCAAATTTCTTTATCATCGCCTGCTCTGCCTGACCTTTTGCGCTGTTGACGGCCTGATCAACGAATGGATAGCGCGCCCGGAAAGATGAGCCGGAATTTACTGACCGGGCGATCATGCTGTTCGGCTGCCCGTTCGGATGGCTCCGAGTCTTCACGGAATTGTACCCGGCGAAACCGAGCTTTACATGCAAATATCCATTCTCGTCCTGCATGCGAGCTATCCCGAAGCCATCCATGAGTCCTTGCCTCTGGGCCTGTGATATCCCGTGAAGCATTTCACCCTTGTTGACGTTCACATGCCTCTCGTCGATCGGGATCGTACCGATCGCGGACTTGACCCTGTCAGCCACTATTCCGGCACCTTCATAGATCGCTTCGCCGATACATTCCCTGGATACATTCTGCAGCTTCAGCAGCTGCCGCTCGTATTCCTCGAGCCCTTGCATTTTCAGCTTTGCCATTACGCTAACCACCACCTCCACTGATAATGGATCAGGTTGGTCTCTTCTTCGTACTGCACGGATTCAAGTTTCCATCCCACTTCCTGGCTGTTCAGGATGGTCTGGATGCTGTCTGCGATCGTGTCGAATTCCGTCTTCGTGTAGAAATCCACGAGCCCGGTCAGCTGCTGTTCTGCTTTGTGATCATCAGCACCGAAGGAAGACTCTTCCCCTGTTTCCGTCCATACCACATACGGCGGTCTGTCCGCGCGCCGGTAATGCGACACTGTGCAGTTAAGTTCCAGAAACGGTTGATACAGTTTCTGCAGCATATTCTGTAAGGACATCATAATTTTCCTCCAGTCTCACAAGCGTCAGATCCATCACCGGCAGGCCGTCATCGTCAGTCGTTTTCTGCACGAAATCCACGCGGTACTGGTTGCCATCTTCCAGAATGGCATACTGCCCCGGGAATACTTCCGGATTGAGCCAGATCCTGGCGACCATATCCACGCGCCGATCAGCACCGAGCGCAGCATAGTACCGCGTCACGCCGATCGTGCGTTCCTCATAATATTCATCGCAGACCTTCACCAGCTTCTCCGCCGGCATCAGGCCTTTCGGTGCGATATTCTTCAGTTGGTAGATGGCCATTAAACCCGTGTAGATCATCGCATTTTCTCCGCACACAATCGATTATTAAGCGCATAACGAAGCATCCGGGGCATTGGCCCCGCGTCTTCCGTGCGTTTTCGATAGAGGTACGCTGTGTACATCACGACCAGGTTATTGTCCTCCATCGTATCCTCCAGCGTAATCCCTTCACGTCCAATCGACTGCTTCGCTACTTCTATCAGGTTTTCCAGATACTCATTCCATGCCGGCGAGATGATCGCAAGATTCTGCTTTACCATTACCAGCATTTCACCGTTGGTCATATGCACACCCCATTCTCATCGATCGCGACATTCGCGATGTGTTTGATCTTCACGCGGCTGTCGCAGTACTTCTTAATCCCGAGATCCTTCGCCCGTAAACAGAACGACAGATCTTCCCCGAATCCGATCACTGGCGAGAACGGCAGACCGAACTTGTCCCGGACCTTTTTGACGACTTCCGTCTTCATCATCACGCAGCCCAGCCCGCTTGCATCGACCTCGAAGATCTGATCCTTCGGATAATCCTCGTAGCAATGCGCGAACGGCCTCAACTCCTGCCCTTCCGCAGTGTATCCGATCTCCTTGTAAACACACGGTGAAAACGGAGGCTTGCGTTTGAAGCACAGCGCGGATACGTAATCGTATCCGGCGTCCAGGTCCGCGGACAGTTTTTCCATGATGTCCGTGTCGAATATCATGTCGCTGTCCAGCCAGAGGATCCGGTCATGTCCTTCGTCAATCGCCTGTGTTACAAGCGCGTTCCGCGCATCATAGATCAGGGACGAGCAGCTCGTCCCGATCCTGACATTGTCGATCATGTGCAGCCCTATGACCGACCTGAAAAACCCTGTGTGCAGCATATCCATGCAGGGAATGGCTATAAACGTACTCATTCTGTCTCCTCTCCAAATTATCAGGTGTTCGCGGTGTCGGTCGCGAACGTCACGGTCGCGGCAGCGGTCGTCACGACGGTACCGTTGATACCGATTGCGACAAATGCTTCAGCGATCGCCGGAGTACCGTCATACCTGGCAGTGCCCTTGATCACGGTCTGATCTGCCAGGAAGCGTACATGTTCAGAGGTCGCGAACTTCTCTCCGGCACGCTCAGCCAGCAGGTAGTCCTCGAAGTACCCGCCGATGATCAGATTTTCCGGGATGAAGGAAAGCTCTTCGATCGGGCCGCCGATGACAGGCATTTCGTTCCCCAGGCCGGTGACGATCTTCCCGTCAGCTGCCACAGCCATGGCTTCCACATCCAGGTCGGCATGCGTTTCCGGACTCATGCACCACACTCTTCCTTTCACAGCGTACTTGTTGCTCATCTTTTTGCTGTCTTTCCTGATCTCCTTGAAAAGGTTCAGGCCCGTGACAGTCGAGGCGTGAGTCTTGACATTTGTCGTGGAAATGTTCGCCCATGCTCTTGCGGTGCTCGGATAGCTGCCCGGCTGCGTGGTCTGGACCATACGAGTCACAACACCCAGCGGCATATGATTGCCGGTACCGAACAGGATCGCTTTGTCGAGAGCCATGCCGATCGCCTTGCCGATCGCGTTCACGATCTCGGATGCCAGGTCTACGTCGGAGTCCTCAAGGCTCGCATTGCAGACCGCAATGTACCCGCCGACCTTCCAGCAGCTGACTTCCACATCATTGAATCCCAGCGACATCTCATTCAGGTTGCCGCAGCAGTCCGTCCAGATGCCTTCCGGGATGGCGCCCATGATCACCAGCCTGCCGTCGCCTCCGATCCTGCGGGCATTGACATGCTTATACAGTTTTGAATAGTTCTCGATGTTCTGACGCAGCAGGCCGAGCATGACCTCCGGGATCGTCAGACCCACGTTCGTGATCGCACGCTTCTCTTTGATCGCGGTCCGCACTTCCGTCAGGAATTCCTTCACACGCTCATCTTTCACGATGCTGAAGATGTCTCTTTTTTCCATAGTCTGTTTTCCTCTCTCTTCCGTCGGCTTCCTGCCTTCACGTCCTTCATCCGGATCCTCGGTCTCCTGCGCTTCTTCCTCTTTCGCAAGATCCTGCTCCAGCTCGCCGATCTTTCTTTCAAGTTCGCCTTTCGTTTCTTCGTGTTCAGCCTTTTCCTTCTCGAACTCCTCAACGGCTTCATCGACCGCAGCGCGTTCTTCGTCGGTCTCCGCCTCTTCGATGGATTTCGTCAGCTCGGCCTCACGTGCAGTGAACTCCTCGTCCTTCTTACGAAGGGCCTCCAGCTGTTTCTGCGCATCGTTCAGGCGTTTCCTAAGCATCAATGCTTTCAGTGCCATTTTGTAACCTCCGTTTAGTCTTTTCCTTCCACGCCTCCAGCTCACGCTTCCGGATGAGGTCGCGCTCTGCGCTGCGTGCGGAAATGTTTGTCTTTTCGTATGCCGGGAAAGTGCAGCATGATACTTCGTAGAGATCCACGTCTTTGATCGTCCAGTGTATCGATCCGTCCTCAGCGATGTCGGTATCCTGGGACCGGATGTCGAACCCGAAAGAACACTGGTCAACATCCCCGCGCTTCACACGTTCGTACAGGTTCATCGCGTCGACATCGTTCGGATTGATGTCGATATGTCCCCATAGCCCGTGCGCATCCTCGCGCAGCTGCAATGTGTTGGCCTTCGTCCTCCCGAGCACGAGCGTCGTATCATGGTTGATCAGAGCACGGATGTCTCCGGAGATCGTCCGTGAGAACGCGCCTTGCGCGACAGATTCGCTCATGCCCGGCGCGATCTCATAGTTACTATCAAATACGGCAAAATAACCTTCGATTACCGGGTTGTCGCCGTCATCCCGCGTAGTGAATTCAGTTGGTACGCTTCTTACCTGCCGATTTTTTTCGCTCATTGGTTTTCTCCTTCCTCGACGGGCAATCCGCCGCCCATTCTGTCAGCACGGACCATCCTTTGCACGGCTTCCATCTCTGGTTCGCGCACAGCTCATCAGCCTTCGTACACCGGATCCGCATCTTGTCATCATATTTCGCAAAAGGACATTCAAGTGTCAGCTTCATGCTTCTCCTCCGCTCAGTTTCTTCTGTTTTCCACTCATGTCGTACGGTATGTAGTTTTCGAGGATCTTATAATCTTTCAGCCCTGCCGGGCTCATGTGCATCCTGTCGCGCCATTCGTCACCGTTGACATATCCGCGGTCCGCTCCGGCAAGCAGGACGGACGACACCTTATCCAGGTCGTAGTCCATCAGGCTCCAGACATTAAACATCAGGTACCAAGCCGGGTTGATTATCAACTTCTTCGTCAGCTCCGACGCTATCGACTTGCAGATCACCATGATCGTGCTCTGGATAAATGCGTTCCATTCGTCCTTTTTATAGTCGCCCGCACCGACGACATACGGCGGAACGCCCATAATCGCAGCAACCATCTTTTTATTCAGCGTCACGGAGTCGTTGATCGCCAGGTCCGCCAAGGTCAGGGGCTTCACCTGTTCAACAGAAAACTGTTCCGCCGGGATCAGCCACGGATCGCCGACCCGCGCCGGTTTCGCATAGCTTTCCAGCAGCTTTTGCCTGCCTTCCGGAGAGGAGAATTCATCGGTCAGCGCATCCACCTTCACAATGATCGACGGTTTGTACTCTGACCTCATGAATGCCTTTTCCGTTTCCGCAGCCTGTTTCAGGTTGCCGGCGATGTCTTTGATTGAGGCCGTCACGCCCTGCCCCATCCACGGATACGTTTTATCCGGGTTAAAAACGAAGTGCAGGATACTCGACGGGTCCCGGTCTATGCCGTCTATGGTTACCTTGTAATCCCTTCGCCCCACCGGCCGGAAGGACACGCGGTCCGCCGCGATCGGCTCCAGGCTCTGCAGGTATCCCTTGAAGGTGTGCGGTGCGACTACGCTATTCCCTTTCCCGTACAGGAGCATCGTCATGACGATCGCTTCCATCCAGGTCGATCGTGTCATATTGGGCATCGGCTCGATGTCGATCGCGCGCGACAGCTCGTTCACGATCCTCACGTCTCCGTCTTCCGTGTTGTTCATCAGGTAGATCGTCGTGGATCCGATCAGGGACGCGATCTTCCGACAGGCCGTCATGATCTCCGGGTTTTTGTCGAGCGTCGTGTACCCGCAGGGGCACCCGTCCCCGTTCGGTACCCAGTATGCAATCTGGCTGTTTCTCTTCTGTTTTTTCCTGAAATTGAATAAGGGCATTATGATGTCCCTCCCCACCACTGTGCCGCCTTCTTCTGCTTCTGTCCGTTTTCCATCATCCGGACGCATGCGAAAACGGCAGCGTCAAACAGGTCAATCCTGTGCCTTGGCTGTATCTTTTCGTATTGGACGGCGTCGTCTGTCTTCTCTACGGCCCGGACGTTCTGCACGCAGTATTCGAACGCGTCCGAGTGCAGGTAGTAAAGTTTGCCGTCTTTTGCTGCTTTCTCTATGTGCCGGAAGCCCTGGGACTTCAGGTAGTAATACTGCGGCTGATCGATGATCGAGAAGTGTGCTGCCTTCATGGCCGGGAAGTATTCCTCTCCCGCAAACTTTCGATCATGTCCGACCTGTTTGATCCGGAAACCCTTCGACCGCATCATTTTGAACCAGTTCACAATGTCGGATATGTTCACTGTCGGGCTGTTGCACATCGTCAGCCATCCGTCATCCGCCCATCCGAAGAGCGGGATCTTGTCTTCCTCCGCTTTCCGCGCGGCCATCACGACCGGGAAGAACGCGTGTGTAATGATAATGTCCACGCCTTCATACTGGCCATAGAGGGCAGCTGCCGTCAGGTCATACAGCCGTGACAGATCTGCGCCTCCGAACCAGTCGATCTTCAGCTTCGCCAGCTCCTCCAGCGTCCATTTATACTTCGCATCCGACCGTTTGAATTCTTCGATGTCGAACCAGGCTTTCAATGCGTTCGTGAACACGTTCAGCGACTTCGCGAAGAAGTCTTTACGCTGCTGCGGATCGTTCTGTGCCTGCAGCGCGTCGTTCATGATCTCTTCCGGCCGGATGCTCACGCCGTAGGCCGGGTTGGCCATCTCATGCACGACCGGGTCGGTATAGTCGATCGAGCCGTCTTCCTGCGGATTTGCGCAACAGATGAACACGAAATACTGTTCATCCTTCACTGTCTGGTCCAGGATCTTCCGGCAGTAGGTCAGGCGCTGCCCCAGGAAGCCCTGCGCATTGTCGCCGGCTGTACTGATTCCGATCAGGAGCTTGTTCGTGTAGGCCTTCATGGCTTCCTTGAACAGGTTGTACTGCTTAGGAACTTTCAGTGCGTGGATCTCGTCCACGATTGCGATATTACAGTTCAGCGAGTCCTGTGCGTCCGGATTGGCCGCCAGAGCCCGAATAAAAAACGAGCCGTCCGCCAGAGTAGCCTCCAGCGAGTGCTCGTTATTGTTATCTATAATATGCACATGCCCGCCCTTCTTTTGGTCTTCTCCCATCCGGCGGACGTTATATGTCAAAAAGTTGAATGATTCCAGCGACTGCATAAGTGCCGCTGCCGTGATGTATGTCTTTGCCCCTGATTTCCTGTACCATAGAGACAGGGCCCACGCCAGGGATGCAGCGAAAGATGTCTTTACGTTCTTCCTGGGAATGAAGATCAGTGCCTCGTGGAACCTTACGATGTTCGTCCCGGCGATCTTGAAGCCCAGCAGGTTGTAAATGATGAACTTATGGAACGGCATCAGCAGGAACGGCTTCCCGCGCAATGGCTGCCCGTCCAGGCGTTCGCCCTGCTGGTGGCAGATCGTGCTTTCTATGATCCCGATCACGAACCTCGGACCTGTATGGTCCATTTCATATTCCGGGTTTTCAAGGTCACGGTAGAACCGTTCTACTGCCTGCTTCAGTTCTTTGCAGGCGATCTTCTTTCCGCTGCGAATGCTGTCGGTATATTCCAGCACCTCCGTCCAGTCTTTATCCACTTAGTTTCTCCAGCGCCTTCTCCAGGGCCGAAGCCTCCTTCATGTCTTTCGCTGCCGCGTCGCTGATCCGCTTTAAGCCCGCCGGCGTCAATCCCAGGTCCCGCCAGTATGCCAGGGCGTCCCGGTTCAGGTCGTTGATCATGCGCAGGACCGGGTTCTGTTCCATGTTCGTCGCGCCGCTTTTATTGGTGTGTTCCACTATGATTTCACCGTCAAATTCTTCGATGGCCTTATCCCTCTCCTGCAGGATCCATGCCAGGGTGTTGATCACGGAATCGAAGCTTTTTTTGTAGGTTCCGACGTCCCTGCAGGCTTTCCGTATTTTGTTCTTCCATGCCCCCTGTGTCATATCTACCCCCATTTGTTAAAATCCGGCCAGAGTTGGAAATGCC